GCACCACGTCACCGAGTTCTCCGCCTACTCATGGTAGGTGAGCTAGAGTTAATAAAACACATTTTAACGAAAAAGTCAAGCATAATAAAAAAAGCCCCAATAAAGGGGCTCTTCTTTGGTCACCATAAGTCTCGCTCGCCATAACAAGATAAATTAACCTTATTAAAATATAACATAAATAATTTGAAAAGTCAAGTAGTGGAGTTAAGAACCACTATTTATTATAGTGATCTACTTGCACAATAATAGCATCTCTAGTGCGAACTAATATACTTCCGATAAGGGATTTAACCTTTTCTGCTTTCTCACCCTCAATGGCTAACTCTATAACATTATATACCCCGCCAAAGACAGCCTGAAATCTATCATATATTTCACCTTTTAAAAAATCAGCTTGAGTTGGTTCGGGTATATTTATTTTACTTGGTATTTCTTTTTTCATAATGATCACCTCACTTTACTTTTAACTTAACTTAACTAACTAACTTAACTCCACTAAGGGTATATAATCATAAATTTATGAAAAAGTCAAGTATTTTAAGTAAATCATTAATAAAATAAAAATATGAGCCAGAAAGCTTGACAAAATCTGTTATCCATGATACATTTACACAAAAGAATGAAAGGTCATATGAGCAATGTTATAAAAACAGAAATGCCTGAATTGTCAAATGACAAAATACAGGTATTAGAAAATTTAGGATTGGTCGTAAAAGACCTTCAGGTCAAGTGCGACAGCAATAGCTATATAGATGCACAGGTAATACTAGATTATTTGACAGATGTGACTAAGACAGATGAGGATCCAAATGTGGTTCCCCAGAGAGTTATTGAGAAAGCTCAAATAGCTATTGAAGATATAGATGGAATACCAGCAGTTAATGGATTGCCATTATGGGAAAGACTCGATTGTGAGTCATTGGACTTTTACAAATTATTTAAGATATATAGAGAGCAGAAAACGGTCGGCATTACTACGGAAAACAATAATGTTAGGTATCAACGTTCGTTTGAAAACTTAAAAGAGATTACGGGATTTACACGTAAAGCTTTATATGCTATTTCAAAAGTATATCATTGGCAAATGAGGGTGTCCTTGTATGATTCTTATCGTGAGAACTTTATTGCGAAAGAGAAAAATCGTATGATATCCTTAATGGAAACAAAGCACCAAAATGCAGCCGAGACTATTTTCGAGAAGTGTGTAAAGTACTTTACCGATATTGATGAAGATAAGCTTAAAAAGTTATCACCTAAAGATGTTCTTGGATGGTGGAATGAAGCTACCAAGCTACAGAGGCTTTCTCTTGGTATGCCTGGGGATAAGATTGCTATAGAGAAAAAAGGCGGAGGCAAAACGGTATCAATAACTAATATAGATAATAAGACTTTAAATGTTAATAATGCTAAGCCTGATAATAAATATTTACAGGATCTTGTAAATATCCTTGGTGTAGCTGGGGCCCTCCCGAAGGGTTTGGAAGCGAAAGCAGATGTGCTAGAAGCAATTAGTGAGGAAATAATAGAAGATGAAGGAGATAAAGATGCCAAGAAAAACAACTAAAATAAGATTTGAGTGTGACTGGTGTAATAAGGCTATTTGGCTTACTAAATATAAATATGCACGCTCAAAACAGCATTTTTGTGGTTTGGGATGTTATGGACAGTGGAAGGCTAGTTGTAATAAGAAACGCAGATTTAAATGTGAATGTGCTAGTTGTGGTAAAGTTCTATACATACCTAAATGGCAATTTAATAGGGCTGAAAATAGTTTTTGTAGTGTTGCATGTCATGTTAAATGGCAACAAAAGGATGTATGTAAGGTTTCTTGTGATTATTGCAAAGAAATTATTGTTAGAAATGCAAATGAATTAATAAGGCGTAAGTTACATTTTTGTAACCAGGATTGCTTTAATAAATACTTCTCGGAAAGACGTAAAGGGCATAATAGTACATCTTGGAAAAATGGTAGACATATAGCTAAAGATGGTTATGTATTTATATATAAACCAGAATATAGTAAGAGTAAGAGTGATTATGTGTTGGAACATAGATATATCATGTCAGAACACTTAGGTAGAAAATTGGAAGCTGATGAGATAGTTCATCATCTCAATGGTGTCAGGCATGATAATAGAATAGAGAATTTAATGGTAGTTAGTAGAAAAACACATGAAAATAGGACAGTTAGAAAGAAATACATTCAAAGAATTATAGAATTAGAAGACATAGTTAAAGGAATTTATGCGTGTCCTAATTAAAGGAGGTGATGTCCCATCAGTAGATTGATAATAAACGATTTATCGGAAATAGAACGAGATAAGCTCGTTCAGACTCTAAAACCGAAATTGAATCAATTTATCCCCCATACGCCAACACCGAAGCAAAGTGCATTTTTGTTGTTACAAGATAGTGGAACAAAAAAACCAATAGAAGCATTTTTCGGTGGAGCTGCCGGGGGCGGTTGATAGGTAAATCAGATGCACTTTTGATGGCGAGTCTTCAACATACGGAAATTCCAAATTATTCTGCAATATTATTCAGACGTACGTTCAGTGAATTAGCGCTTCCTGGCAGCCTAATGACAAGAGCACACGAATGGCTATATTCTCATAAAGCATCGAAAAAAGTTCATTGGAGTGAACAAAAGAAAACTTATACCTTCTATCCATCCGGCGCTACCATAACTTTTGGATATTTAGAAAATGCCAATGACCACTTCAGATATCAGTCCGCAGAATTTCAGACAATTTGTTTCGACGAATTAACTCATTTCGAAATGGGGGACTACACTTATCTTTTTTCGAGACTTAGAAGAACTAAAGCATTGGAAGCAGCGGGGGTACCATTAAGAATGCTTTCTGCCTCAAATCCAGGAGGATCAGGAGCAGGTTGGGTTAAACAAAGATTTTTGACTGAGGGGCAGAAAAAAGGAAGAATATTTATTCCTGCTACTCTTAATGATAATCCGTACCTAGATAAAGAAAGTTATATTGAGAGTCTTAATGAATTAAGTCCATTAGAACGAGCACAGTTATTAGAAGGAAATTGGGATGTATCTTCTGGAGGTCAAATATTTAAGCGTGATTGGTTTGAGATATTGGATACCTTGCCAGAGGTTAAAAAAGGATATGTACCAAGAGTAAGATATTGGGATTTAGCTGCTACGGATGCCGGTGAGGCTAAAAGGTACAACTACATGCCAGCATTTACAGTGGGTTTGAAGATGGCGAAATATAAAGATATTAACGATGAAGATCTATTTGTAATAGAAGATATAGTAAGATTTCAAAAGACACCTGATGAGGTGGAAAGAAGAATTGTGGAAACGGCGAAGAAGGATGGAAAAGCGGTAGATACGTGAATGGAGGAGGAGCCTGGTAGTGCGGGAAAGAAGGTAATTTTAGATTATCGAAAATCTCTACAGGGGTTTTCATTCAGAGGAATGAGAGAGACAGGTTCTAAAATAGTAAGAGCCGGAAGAGTCTCCGCATCGGCGGGAAATGGTCGTATAAAATTGATTAAAGGAAATTGGAATAATGACTTCTTAGATGAAGTAGATTTCTTCCCAAATCAAAAGATTAAAGACCAAGTTGACTGTTTGAGCGGGAGCTACGATAAATTAGCACATTACGCATCGTATTCGGTAATACCGACTGCGGTAGGTCAAGAAGTAAATAGTTATTGGCAAGGAGCATGAAAGTGAAAGTAGCAAGCACGAAAGTGCATTGAAAGGGGGCAGATGGAAGAGGAAAGACGGGAAGGTTACACAGCTATAATTACAAAATTAACTGCGGTAGCCACAAAAGTAGATGGAATAAATAAAAGATTAGATAAAATTAATGGATCAATAGAAACTATTAATGAAAAATGTCCTCAATATAGAGAAAAGGTGGATTCATTGGAAGAGGATATGGATGATGTTAAACCACAAGTTATGCATCTTCGGGTTAAATTGTACGCTAGTATGGGGATTATATCATTTTGCTCCGCAATAATAGGAGCAGTAATAATGAAATATTTAGGAGCTTAAAAATATGAGTGAAAAAGATAGTAGAAGCATAGAAGAAAATTTAAAAAAGATAGAACTAAGTACCGCAGCCAAAAACTTTGGTCAGGTTGGTTCTACTGGGCTTGAAAGGTATGGGGGCTATGTATATGAAGAGTTCCTAACCAATTTAAGGCTACCACAAAATTTGAAGGTGTACAAGGAGATGTCCTCAAATGATGCTACTATTGGTGGTATATTATTCTTATTTGAGTCAATGATGAAAAAGCTTCCATGGTCAGTAAAACCTGGAGGAGACAAACTGGTTGACAAAACAGTAGCTAATTTTGTACAGGAGTGTATGGATGATATGGAACATTCATGGATGGACTTTATAGTAGAGGCATTATCAATGTTTATTTATGGTTGGGCATGGCATGAGATTGTTTATAAAGTAAGAAGCACCAAAAATTCCAAGTATTCTGACGGTAGAATAGGATGGGCAAAACTTCCTATTAGAAGTCAGAACAGTTGGAATAGTTGGGTATATGATGAAATTAATCCTGACAAGCTTATTGGTATGGAACAGATAGATAATAATAGAAAAGATGGGACTGTAGTAACTATACCATATGAGAAATCATTACTCTTTAGAACTAAGTCATATAGGAATAGTCCAGAGGGTGTAAGTCTCTTAAGAACAGCATACAGGGCCTGGTTCTATAAAAAACGCATAGAAGAAATAGAAGGCATTGGTATAGAGCGAGATTTAGCAGGACTACCAGTAATAACAGTACCAGAAGGAATAGATATTTGGGACCCTGATAATTCACAGGGGGTAACTCTTAAAGCGTACCTTGAAAAGTTAGTATCAAATATACGTAGAGATAAAAATGAAGGAGTCCTATTACCAGCAGGTTATGAATTTGAACTTGCTACATCTGGTTCAAATAGACAATTTGATACATGTAAAATAATAGATAGATATGACCAAAGAATTGCAATGACAGTATTGGCTGACATAATTTTGATGGGTCATACTAATAGTGGTAGTTTCGCACTAGCAAAAAGCAAAACTAATATGCTTGGTGCTAGTTTAGAGGCTATGGCAGATAATATAAAGAATATTATCAATAAGGTAGCAATACCAAAGTTAATGGATCTGAATACATTTAGAGGATATACGAAATATCCAGAGTTAGTACGTGGAGAGATAGAAGCACCAGAGATGGATAAACTTGCAGATTCAATGCAGAAGTTTAGAGATATGGGTATGGCTTGGTTCCCTAATGAGAAAACAGAAAATTATGTTAGAGCTAGTATGGGACTTCCAGTATTAACGGAAGAAGAGAAAAAAGAATTAAAGGCTCAACAAGAAAAAGAGCAAAGAGAGGCAGAAGCACAGGCACAAACAAAACCAATGAGTGGTCGTGAAAGTGCTGAACATGAAAGTGATGATAAAGGTGAATTTAATTCATTATATGAAGAGGCAGGGCTCAAGAAGTTTATGAAAAGATTGTTTAATATAAAGAAAGGGGATGAATAAATGCCGACATTAGAAAATGGAACAATTAGTAAAAAAACACCATATAACGGGTGCTTTAAAAATTTAGATACACCAGAGAAAGTATACTGGTTTGGGTTCATAGTAGGAGATGGTAGCATAGGCCATTATGGCAGTCATTATGAATTTTACGTTTCTTCAATAGATAAGGAGCATTTAGAAAAATTAGTATTATTTTTGGGATATCCTATTAATAGAGTTACAAGAAAGAAAACTGGCATATATAAATTTCATATTGCTCAAAAAGAAATGGTTAATGATTTAATGCTCTTGGGATTAACGCAAAGAAAAACACATAATTTAACAGGATCTATAATTCCTGAAAAGTATAAATGGGATTTTATTAGGGGTTTATTTGATGCTGATGGATGTTTATATCTTAATAATGGTAATAGTTACTTAAACCCTAAATTTACTATTACCGGAAAGTATTTTTTACTTAATGCTGTAAAGGCTATTATAAACAATGACGGGTGTCTATTTATTAAAGATAAAGCTACTTATTTATCTTATGGGGGTAGAAAAAAAGTGACTAATATTTTGAATAAATTATATTGTGGTACACCTTATTTAAACAGAAAATATGAACTTTATAATGAACTAAAAAAATATAATACTATTAATCAATTTGGGGCACGTAGAAATAAAAAATATACTATTTATAAAAAGGGGCAAAGTTATCTTGAAACTATATGTTTATATTGTGGTAAACAGATAGAAGTTCCAACGAGTAGATATTATTTAGGGGGGCTAAATGGCAGATTTTGCAGTCATTCACATGCTAGTGCCTATAGATGGCAAAAAAAGGAAGGGGTTGATAGTTATGCCTATAATGCAGTGTAAAGATAAAGAAGGAAAATTAGGATATAAATATGGAGAGTCTGGAGCTTGTTACACCTATACTGATGAAGACAGCCGTAAAAAAGCTAAGCAGAAAGCAGTTCTTCAAGGTGCTGCTATAAGTCAGAATACAGGTGAAAAGTTGGGATTAAATAAAGAAGATATTACAGACATAGAGGACAAAGAAATAAATAAACTTGAACCTGTAATTAAGGATAATTCTCAGCACTTGTTGTTTGGATGGGCTTATGTCGCAAAGGGTAAAGATAATGAACAAGTAATAGATCACTCAGGTGAGTTTGTTAAAGAAGAGGATTTTAAAGATTTAGAGACTGCTATATATGGCTTTAACATGGCATTCAGGGATTCTGATATTAGGCATTCCTGCATAGCAAAAGGAACTCTGGTCGAAAGTATGGTATTTACCAAAGAAAAAATGGAGAAGATGGGCATACCAGAGGGTATAGTACCTCTTGGTGTATGGGTTGGCTTTCACTTTTCAGATGATGAAGATTGGAATGAAATTTGTAAAATGGCGTCTCCAATGTTTTCTCTCTTTGGTAGTGCAACTAAAGAGATAGTTGAGGAGGTGGAATAAATGACTAAGTTAAAAAGTTTAAAAGATTTTATGGTAAGAATGATATCTGTTGTAGATAAGGGGGATAATCCTGGTGCTACAGTAGAATTATTTAAGAGTGTCGATAAAGTTGATAAAAAGGCAAAGAGTAAGAAAAAAGGAGGTGTTCAAATGAAAACAATGGAAGAGATTCTAAAAGGAATGGAAAAAGAAGATGTTAAAGTAATAGAAGATGAGATTGCTAAAGTGACTAAGGTTAAAGATGAGGTTCAAGGTAATTTTGATGACCTTAAAAAGGCTAAAGATGAGGTTGATAGTAAGGTTGAAGAGCTTGAAAAGGTTAAACCTGTAGTTGATACTTCAGATGAAGAGCTTATCAAGTCTGCTGACCCTAAGATTCAAGAGATGTTAGAGAAAGCAAAAGAGACAGAAGTTGAGAATGAAAAGCTGAAGAAGGAAAAAGAGGAAGAGGTAGTAAAGGCTAGAAAAGTAGAGCTTTCAAAAGAGGCAGAACTTTATCCTAATCTTGGTTCACCAGTGGAAGATATAGTCGAAATATTTTCCAAGTTAGATGGGGACGAAAAAACTATAGAGTTAATTAAGGGTATTTTTGGTGCGGTAAATAAGGCACTTGAGGGTACTGAGTTAATTAAGGCTATCGGGACTGAAAAAGATCCTATAGTTAAATCCGCAGAGGAAGAGTTGGAAGAGAAAGCTAAAGCTATGGTAGAAAAAGATGGGATAACCATAGAAACAGCAAGGAGTAATATTATAAAAAGTGATCCCGATAAATATATGAAATAAGGAGGTGATGAATAATGACAATGGCTTATGAAGCAGATTTAGTAAATCAGGCGTTTGCAGTTGATTCAGATTTATCTGATTATCAGTATTATCCTGTTGAGCTAAATTCAGATGAGGAAGTAATTCTAGCATCTGATGCTGGTGATTTCATACTTGGAGTATTACAGGATGCCCCTGATACAGCAGGTATAAATTGTACAGTAGCCCTTGAGGGTATTACAAAAGCGTATGGTGGAGCTGTAATAGCAGCTGGAGCAATGGTTCAGGTAGATTCAGGAGGTTTGTTTGTAACACAGACTACAGGAGTTTCTGCTGGTATGGCTATGACGGACTGTGGTGCGTCAGGCGAACTATTTAGTTTAAAAATAATGAGAGTTCAACACGATTGATTAATTAAGAAAGGAGAGTGAAAAATAATGGGTAATCCTATTTATGGAGATATACATGTAGATACACCGTTGACTAATATGAGTGTAGCTTACATGCAAAGTGAAGATGCAATGGTGGCTAGTAAGATATTTCCGATTGTTCCTGTAAAGAAACAGTCTGATCTATATTTTACATATACCAAAGCAGATTTTCTAAGAAATGAAGCTGCTGTAAGGCAGTATGGTGCAGAATCTAAGGGTGGTGGATACAATGTATCTAGTACAGCTTATTACTGTGACATAGTAGCATGGCATAAAGATGTCTATCCTACTGAAAGGTTAAATTCTGATAGTCCACTTCAACCTGATATTGACGCTGGTGAGTATGTATCACAGAAGCTGATATTGAAGAGAGAGATTGATTTTCAGGAAAAGTTCTTTGCAACAGGTATTTGGGGAACTGAATATGATGGTGCAGTCGCTGCTAGTGGTACTGATGTAATTTATTGGAGTTCTGCGAGTTCAACACCAATAGAAGATATAGCTACTGCGCAATTAGTGGTTCAGTCAGAAATGGCAAGAAAACCTAATACATTACTCTTAGGTCCATATACTTATATGGCACTTAGAGATAATGCTGAAATTAGAGATCTTATAAGGTATACACAGGGTGCTGCTACTCCTACACCAAGTCTGTTAGCTCAGATATTTGATGTAGACAGAGTTCTTATTGGTTCTGCTGTTTCAAACAGTGCAGCTAGTGGAGCAACTGAAGATACTGATTTTATATTAGGAAAACATGCGTTACTGTGCTATACAGAAGCATCACCTGGATTGAGAAAGGCATCCGCTGGATATATTTTCTCATGGGCAGGACTAGAAGGTTCTGGAGCATTTGGTAACAGAATGTACAAGCTTCCTATGGATCTATTAGGACTTGGTACAGTAAGAATAGAAGGCGAAATGGCATATGATATAAAACTTATATCATCTGACTTAGGCGTTTTCTTCAATGATATAGTTCAGTAATAAAAAGAAAGGGGTGATTTGAATTGGCATTTACTTGGACAGGCGATCCGGCAGCTAGTGATATTGAAAAGGTTCGATGGGAAGTATATGATATAGATAGCAGTAATGCTAAATTTCAGGATGCTGAAATTCAGTATGCTATCGATCAGGAACATACCATATTTAGTGCAGCCGCTAGATTATGTGAACAATTACAAGTACGCTATACTGATGCTGCAAGCAGGACTATGGGTCCTCTTAAGGTTGATATGGGCGAACTTGCTAAAACGTATGCAGAAAAAGCTAAAGCATTAAGAAAACGAGCTATTGTATATGGAAAAGCATATGCAGGTGGAGCATCAATAGCTAAGGAAGAGTTGTTTGAAGCCGATTCAAATTTGAAACAACCTATTTTTTCAAAAGGTATGATGGATAATACTTAGTAAAAGGTGATGTATAATGGGTAAGACGATA